TCTGGATTGTCGATGACCTTGAAACACCGGACACCATAAGTAATCCAAAGCGTATGCGCCGTCAGGCTGATCATATTGAGCATGATGTGATGGGAACAATGATTGGCGACTACCGCCGCCTGTTATATGCTAATAACAGGTTTGCGCGGGTAATGACACAGACGATCCTGCAGGAGCGACACCCGAAGTGGGTAGTGCATCAAATAAAAGCATATAACAAGGCGACCTACGAGCCGGCATGGAAAAGTATGTACACTCCGGAATTTTACCGGCAACAGGAAGAGGATATGGGAATACCGGCTGCTTATGCCGAATACAATCACGAAACCAGATTAGAAGGTAAAAACTTCAACGAAGACGCTATTCAGTGGATAAGAGTTCCGGACTGGCACGAGTTTGAAATGATGATTTCACATTGGGATATTGCCTATACCGACAACGAAACAAGCGACTACAACGCCGTGAAACTCTGGGGAGTGAAAGAACGGAAATTTTATTTGATTGCCGCTTTTGTCAAACAATGCAAAATGAAAGTTGCCTGCAATTATATGTGTGAGTTGCGAAAGGATATACCAAAATCGGCAAATGCGCTTTTTCAATACGAGGCGCAATTTTGGAATGAAGAAGTACAGCGCAATATCAACGAGGCGGAAGAGGCGCACGGAGTTACGCTCAACATTATGAAAGTGGACAATCCCAAAACCGACAAACTGGGACGTATGCTAAAATTGGTGCCGTACTTCCAAAACTCACGCATTTATTACAATGAGGCGTTGAAAAGCCACAGCGACACGCAGGTCGGCATTATGCAACTTTGCGCCGTTGAGGAAGGCAGCGCCGAACACGACGACAGCCCCGATGCCGACCAGCAGGCAATTGCCGCACTTGAAAAATATACAACGCCTGCCCGCAAACCTGCCGACGGGAAAAGTTGGAAAGCAGGCAGGATGAAACAAACTTACAATTGGTAAACTATGCGTTACATCACTCGTGAAGATTTAATCGAAGTAATACAGGGCAGGCTACTTGACGAAAGCGTGTCGGAACTGCCGGACGACATTCTCAACGGCTTGGAAAGCAAAGCCATTGACTTTACCATTTCCTACATTTCGGGCAGGTACGACACGGAAAAGATTTTTGGGCTTCCCTCTCCAAGTGGAGAGGGACGGGAGGGTGAGGTAATGCGCAACGGTTTGTTGGTGCAGGCAATCGCAATGATTGTCGTTTACCGCGCCGTGCGCCGAAACGCCGCCCGCAAAGTGCCCGATGATTTTACCAACATTTATACAGAGGCAATCCGTATTTTAAGCAATATCCAAACAGGAAGCCAGTCGCTCGCAGGTATGCCCGAAGTAACCGGCGACAGTGGAACAACGGGCTCATTGATGTATGGCAATACAACTAACAAAGATTTCTTTATTTAAATGATTAAAAAATGACACTTAAAAACCGATTAAATAACGCAATTTCGGCGTTGCTGCCAAACAATGCTATTTATGCCGAATACTACAAGCGTGGTGGCGGAAACAAAGCCGACTGGAAACGTCAAGCAAATATGCTAAACGCCAAAGAAATAAAAGACTGGAAACTCGGCGTTATGTCTGCTACCAACCCCGAAAATCCGCGTCGTGGCGATTTGATGCGTTTTTATCAGGCATTGATGCTCGACAACCATTTGGCAAGCGTTATAGATACCCGAATTTTACGTGTACAACGCTCATCATTCAGATTAACCAACGATAAAGACGAGGAAAACTACGAACTGAAAGCCCTGTTGGAGCGCCCGTGGTTTGAAGATTTGGTTCGGCTTGTTTTAATGAGCCGCTTTCAGGGCGCAACACTGATTGAAATGTTCGACGTTGACGCCGAAACGCAGGAGCTGGCGCGCGTGGATGAAATTCCGCAATCAAATTTCATTGCTCAAAAAGGACTTATTATCAAAGAGGAGTACGACGACAAAGGAGTGGATTTTCGCACAGGCGCATATTCCGATTATTATTTGCAAGTGGGCAGCGATTGGGATTTGGGAATGCTCAACCAATTGGCAATGATTGTACTTGCTAAAAAATTAGGTATTGGCTCGTGGATGTCATACGTGGATAAATTCGGCGTACCTCCAATTTTTGTCATTACCGACCGGATGGACACCGGCAGGCGCGATGAACTGTTTGAAATGATGTCGAATTTCCGGCAAAATATGTTTTCCGTACTTCAGGGAAATGAGCGGGTAGAAGTACCGCGCATAACCGAAAACAACCAGCATCAGGTTTTCCTTTCACTGATTGACAGCGTGTGTAATAAAGAAATCAGCAAACGCATACTCGGTGGAACCGCATCGACGGACGAGCAGGCTTATGTCGGTTCGGCAGAGGTGCAGGAGCGCGTGGCGCAAGACCGCTATGAAGCCGATAAACTCCTTTTCAAATATATTTTCAATACCAAAATCCGTCCGCGCTTAGTAAAAATAAGCAGCGTTTATGCTGATTTTACTAACTATACGTTCGAATGGGATAATCAGGAAACGCTTGACATCAACGGCTATATTGATGCGGTGCAAAAATTATCGAATACATTTGAGTTTGATGTGGAAGAGGTTAAAACTCGCACAGGCTTGCCGATTATTGGAACAAAACAATTTGTCATTGCAGGCAACGACCCGCAGCCCCCTCCGGAACCTGCCGACCCTCAAAAAAAAAAGCCTGACGCACACCTCCCCCTAACCCACTCCACAAGAGGGGGAACAGCTCCCCTCTCCTTTGGAGAGGGGTTGGGGGTGAGGTGCGCCAACTGGGACGCCGCCGCCGAGCAACTCGTTAATCAAATATGGTCGGGGAACGTTAGCGCTGCCGAACTGAACCGCGACCTGGTATTAAAGTATTATTCCGGTTTGAACAAAGCGACACACAACGGTTGGGGGGGTGGCTATTATACCGAAGATTTAACGCGTCAATTCCGTGAAAATCTACTGAGGTTTAGCGGTGCAAAGTCGTATAACCTGATTAAGGAACTTATAGCGGCGAAGGAGAGCGAACCTGTAAAAGAAGTTTATCTCGACCGCGCAAAAACACTTCTGAACACACACAATGAAACATGGCAACAGGTGGAAGAAAAATTTGCCGCCAACTCGGCAAGCTCCGCCAGAGACTTCCAAGCCTACCAAAAAGACGCCGACCTGTATCCAAACCTGAAATTCCGTACAATGGGCGACGCAAACGTGCGTCCGGAACACGCCGCCAACGAAGGAGTAATTAAACCAATCAATGAATGGACAAAAATACCGCCCTTAGACTACGGCTGCCGTTGCTGGATGGAACAGACAACTGAAAACCCTAACGGCAGGGATATTACGGTTTACAATGATAAAATAGCGAATAATGCAGCCACAACAGGAGAGTTGTTTACAGGAAAAAACAGCTACTTTCAGAACGTTCCGAAAACCGATAAACAGGCAGTTTACGGAAATACGGAATTGATGAAAAAGTATATGCCATACAACAGGCAGGTGAAAGTTGGCGATAAAACGGTTCATATTAGCGACTTTGCCGATTTAAGAGACTTAGAGGATAATATTAAGGCAGCAAAGCTGCTCGCAAAGGAATTGGACAAAGACGTGTATGTTCGCCACCATATCACGCCCGGCAATGTGAAAAAGGAAAAGAATCCGGAACTTGGAATTGAAACGCCAAACAAACTGTATGACTTAAAAACATACAGAAAGGTAGTTGACGGAAAAGAGGTTACACCTTATAACTTTGTCAGGAACTCAATACGAACTCTCAACGAGCAAAAGGCAAGCGGTGTTCTTGATTTTTCGGGATACAAAGGGGAAAAAGACAACCTGCGAGTCGAAATATCAAAAAGCCTTTCGGAAAATATAAGGTCGAGAGTTAATGTAAAAAACGTTATTGTGATTTTTGATAATAAGACGTATCAGGTTGGCCGTAAGCAAATACTGTCGAACGATTATGCAAAGTTTATGGAATAAAAAAGCCGCTTGCGCGGCTCCTATGTAAAATTGAGATTGATTATATCGCTCCCTACACGCCACAAAAGTACAAATAATATTTTAATTATCAAACAAATCAATGGCAAATGTTATCAAATCAATAAATTTCGGCTATGCAAAGGATAATCTGTTGCGAGATACGGCACGAATGGCAGCCATTGAAAGCGTAAAGTTTTTTAAGGATAGTTTTCGCAATGGCGGTTTTACCGATACCGCGCTTGTGAAATGGGCGGATAGAAAAAGTCCGCTCGGCGGTAAAAAAATAATGTACGGCGCCGGAACGCTGATGCAATCCATCCAAAAAACAGAGGAAACGGCAGAGCGCGTAGTGGTGAGTTCCGACACGCCTTACTCCGCCATCCAAAACGACGGCGGAACAGTTACCGTAACAGCACAGATGAAAAAATATTGGTGGGCGCAGTATTATAAGTTGTCGGGAAAAGTAAAAACAACTCGCAGCGGCAAACAGGCAAATACGGCATCCAACCGGAAACTGAACGCCAAAGCCGAATATTGCAAACGGATGGCGCTGATGAAAGTTGGCTCGCAAATCAAAATCCCGAAACGCCAATTTATCGGCGAGAGCCAAACGTTGATGAACGAGCTCGACCGGCAGCTACAAACAAAAATCGCCGAGTATTGGGAAAAAGCATAATTAATTACGAATTACGGATTAAAAATTACGAATATGGTATATTGGAGCGAACTTTATACAGAAATTGCCGAAAAGATTAAGGCAAACATTGAACAGGTCAGATGGATCGACCTGTGGCACGAGCAGGTAAGCTACTTAACGGAAGAACTGTCATTCCCAACCCCTGCCGTGTTTATCGGTTTCAACACGCGGGAGGCAAACGACACAGGCTTACTGGTGCAGGAAGTCATCCGGTTGAAGGTATGCTTTGTTTATTATCACAGTGACGATTACAATCACTCCTATAATACAGAAATGATAAAGCGGATGCAGATGTATAGACGCCATCAGTAATCCGATAGAAGCCCCGGTAAGTCCTGCAAGACTCCAGCCGCCGTGAAAGGAAGCCATAATCGGTTTATTATAAATAGCTTCAAGACTTATTGCCTGCGTATTGACGGAAATATTACAAAAATTACCAAAGAAACCGAATACAATCAAACTCATTATCAAAGCATATCCGGTTGAAGACAGTCCGATAAGCAATAGCGCAATAACATAGCCCATCAGAGCTAAAGGCAATATTTTTTTACTTCCGACTTTGGATACAATCAAGCCGGAGATAGTCATACCGCAAATCTGTCCGACTGGAATCATCAA